ATTGAGCTTCTGAGTGTCCGTAATCAACAGCACCTGCAGAAGCGACAGTCGTTAATGAACCATACCAAGCATTGTAAATGTTTGGAGTAACGAACATTCTTTTTTCTGAAGCTGGAATTTGTTGTAGTTCAGCTGGAGCAGTATCAAATACTGTTTGTAGTAATAAATCTGCATCTGCTGGAGTAATTGCCGCTCCAACAGCAATAAGGTTACCCGCAGCTGTTGTAGCCGCTGTAACTTCTCTTAATTGAGTAGCTGAGTTAATTGCTGTACCTACTGATAAAGATTCCCATAACCCATTACCCATTGATTGATAAGAACAATCAGCTACTGCTGCAGCAGGGTCTCCTGCCCACATATTTCTTACCGTATCATATTGAATACCTTTTCTTACTCTATCAAGAATTACCTCTGCGATTTGAGTTCCTGTTAAATCAGGCATACTTAATCCTGCTTTGTAAGATTCAGCAATGTATAAGTTTTGAAACTCATTCCAACATTGTTCTTGTTTTACTGAAACTTGTTTAACTTCTATTGCTTTTTGTTCCATTGTGAAACCTGCTGGGTCGCAAGCGTTTGCTGTTCCGCAACCCGAATTTTGTGCTGTTATACTTTTTAGAGATGGAGCCATTGTAATGAATTGCTTGTATTTCACATTTGGATATATTGTGTAATTACGCATAATGTCATCAGAATGAAACATAGGCTCTAATAAATACTTTGATGCGTTAGTTCCTGCGAATGTTAACGCTCCTGCTAATGCTATATCTGCCATTTTTTTTCTTTTTTAATTATTAATATTATTATTACCTAACAAAAGGTGCTTTTAATGCGTTTGCAATACTGTTAAAAAATACTGCCTCCTCATCTAAAACTTCTTCTTTTACTACTTCTGGGTCTGATTCTGTTTTAATTTCAGTTCCCTTAGCGTGAGACTTGCTTGTTAATCTCTCTACTTCAGCTTTCAACTCTGTAATTTCAGTGTCTTTAGCTTCTGATAAAGTGTTAACTTCTGATACTTTAGATTCTAATTCAGAAAGCTTGTTAGAGATTTCTTCGTTGTCAGCTAAAATAACATTTACTTCTGGTACTTCCGTTGGAGTAACATCGCCCTTAACTGCAGCAACAATTTCCTCAACTTTTTTACCAAACCATGATTTTAATTCTTCTGTCATTGTCTTACTTTTTTTGTTATTATTTAATTGATTTACGATTTCCTTTTGAGTTTTATTTTTAAATTTACTCATATCGTATTTAGCTGCAACCATAACCGCATCTGATACTCTATCAATAAATCCGTATTGTAACGCTTCTTCTGAATTGAACCAAGTCTCCTCATCCATCATTTCTTCTATTGTAGATAATGACAAACCTGTTTTCTTTGTATATATATTAGCTATCTCAGAGCTTAACTTATCTAGCAGGGTCGCTGTCTTTCTCATATCCTTTGCTTCTCCCATTGCCCCACCCCAAGCATTATGTATCATGTATAAAGAGTTCTCTGACATTATAATCTCATCAGCGGCTAAGGGAATAATGCTACCCATACTTGCAGCTATACCTTCTACATAAGCTATAACCTTTCCTTTATATTTCTTAAGAGTGTTATATATAGCCATTCCATCAAAAACCTCTCCACCAACACAATTAATATGAAGATAAATATCTTTACCTTTTAATAATTTTATATCATCAACAAATTCTTTAGCTGAAACTCCATAACTTCCAACTTCATCATATAAGTAAACATCAACAAACTCATCAGTTTGCTTTGCATTGATTGAATACCAACTTTGTTTATTATTATTCATTTTACAAAAATAATTTTAATTATTATTACACTTACGAAAAAAATGGAAAAAAGATTTTTAACGAACATTTCGTTTTAACATTGATTTATTTCTCTCCTTATAAACTATGTTCTGAGCTGTTCTTTCAGTTATATCATATTTTATTGATAAGTCTATAAAACTATGAGTTCTATTACCTTCATTAGTAACAAGTAAACTATCAAAATCTTTAATTACCATATAATTTCTTAGCCTCTTTGGCTCTATCATACCTCTCTCTATTAAATGAGAAAGCATATCTTTTATTTGAGGCTCTTCCCCAAACCTTCCTTTTAATTCAGCGTATAATAAATCAATATACTCTGTTATTATATCTGCCTTGTTTTCTCTTTGAGCCATATTATTCTTGCCAAAAGTTAGATACCTGAGTCCAGAATTTAACTACAGCTTTTCTACATCCTGTACAACTAATAGATTGTTTAATGTTTGGAAAATGTCTATGCCATTCAGCGAATAAGAAAGGTAAACTTGTAGGATGATATTTGTTTTTAGAATCCATATGATTCTTGTTTATTAAAACACTCTCCATTATTTCTTTTCTTTTTTCTCCCTTAATTTTTTCTGCTACTGATTCTACACTCATATTATAATTTATTGGTTACTCTTTCCATTTACCTAAAGGACACTCTCCGTAAAACTCTTTAGTAAGAGTTGTTTTTGCATCTAAGAAACAACTACACTTACCACATCTTGCTCCCCATTCCCATTTAGGTTTTTTTAACATTAAAAAATTTCTGTAAAAACTACAACTTTTACAGGTATCTAATCTTTCTTGTTTAACTTTTTTATTAACAAACATATCTTAAAAACTTGCTTCAGCTTCAATAGTTTTTATAGTGTTTTGTGTGGAGGTTATATCAGCTTCCACTACTACTACCCTAGAACTTCCTCCATTAGATGATTGGTTGGTAACATCAAATTGTGTTTTAGCAAATGAAGGGTTATTAGTTACACCTCCATCAGCAAACTTAACTCCTCCTCCAGCACTATTCATAGCTGATAACTGACTTCTAAACATTGATGTACTTCTTTTATTTATAACAGCCTCGCCTCCTTCTAATTCAACTACCCTACCACCTACAGCAAACTTCTCTCCACCCTGCGAATGAGAATTACCATAAACCATACCACCATCAGCGTATGTACTATGTTGACCACCATAAGTGTAATATGACATAGCTCCACTACTACTTCTACCACCTCCACTACTACTTCTACCACCTCCACCTCCACCACCACCATCAGTATTAGGAGTCTCAGCTTTACCAAAAGACGCTTTAATCTTTTTATAAGCTCCAAATATAACCCCTAAAGTAGCTCCAATAGCTAGTACATTAGCTGGAAAAGGCATAGATTTAGCCGCACTAGATATTGTAGATATAAAACCTGAAGCAGCTGTTTTTATGTTAGAAACTGTTTTAGAAGCGTTACTTGCTAAAAATGCTGGAGTGTTAGCTATTCCCAAAGCTTCTTGTAGATTCAATTTAGCTTTTGAAAGAGCTGTAAATGTATTAGCTATTGCTAAAACTTTCTCTGCTGTAGCTGCAGCTTGAGTAATTATTACACCAGCTTGTCTTAACCCAGATAACTTTTCCTCATCTCCCGCTAAATCTTGCATAGACTGTCCTAAATCCCCTAACTGACTAAGATAATCACCTAAAGCTTCTTTAACAAGTTCTATTGACGCTACTTCATTAGCGTTTAAATTACTTAATATTCCAGCTGTATCTTCTCCATATTTAATGTATAAATCCTTCTTAGCCTTCAAATAATCTTCTTCTAAATAAAGTAGTAATTGTTTATGTTGTGTGTCGCTAATTAAATCATTAGCGTGAGCTAAATCTAATATGTCTTTAGCTGATTCATGTTCTTGCTTAAGTACTTCTTCAGATTTTTGAAAATTATCTTGTTGATTTTTTATAGTTTGTTGATTGATTTTATCTCTTATGTCCGATTCATTTTTTCCAGCATCTCTAATAGCTAGTAAAACTTTAGTATTCTGGTGTTCATCAATAGCGTTTAACTCTTTGAATAAATCTTCTTTTTGTAATTTCTTACTCTCCGCAGACCTAACATATAATGAGCTCTCTTTTTCCTCTGCAAGCATTCCAATATCTAAGACATGCGCGTTATATTCTTCTTGAGTAAGGACAGCTAACTGAGCTGCATCTTTCAATGTTTGTCTCTCTCTTTCTATTGAAGCTAAGAGTTGTTTATGTTTCTCATCATCTATTTTTTTTTGTAACTTTTCCCTTTCTGAAAATGCTTTTGATAACAAATCCTCATCTGTCTCTTGGGCAATGTATCTATTAATCCCAGTCATCTGAGCTTCTAAAAGACCTAACCTAAAATCTTCCTCATCTTTTATTCTTTTTTTACGAAATTTCGTTTCTTCTTCTTGTATAAATTTTTGCTTTCCATAAATAGCATCAGTTTCATCTTTAACACATTTTTTCTTAATAGGGTCCCAATGATATCCTTCATCACATCCTTCATCATCATCATCATCATCATCATCACCACCACCACCACCAATATTTAGTATATCTTGTAATTTGTTGCCAGACTCTCGTTCAATTTCCTTTTTAAGTACTGCTATTTCCTTATCATAATAATCAGATTTTAGAGCTTTCTCAAATTCGGTAATATCTAGTCCTCCACCATACCTTTTCAAGTATTTCTTTAGAACTCCAACCCACCTTGTTCTGAGTTTCTCCCACGAATATCCAGTTTTATCATAATCAGCTTTCGTGTCCTTTATGACTTGCGATAAACTTTTGGAAACCCCCTTGCCAGGCGTAGGCTGCATCTCAGTTCGGAGCCATTTTCTAAACTTAGTCGAAACTGTTTTAGCTGCTATTCTCTTTTTAAGTATATCTGATGATAAATCAGTAAAAATTTGAGATAGAGCTTTATCTTTTATGGTATCTATTAACTCCTCTGTTGATGTTATGATATCATCAGTACTGTCTTTTATTTTTATAAGCCCCTTATTATATGCTTTATTATATTTATTAAGGTCTTGTATATCTTGTTTTTCCTGTTTTCTTAATAATTGTAATGTAGCTTGTGATTCAGCACTTTCATCATTTACCTTGTTAATCTTTTCTCTTGTCTTTATTAATGATTCTAACGATTTATTTACTTTTTCTATCTTTACTTTTGCATCTACCATCTTATTAGAAACTTTCTGTTCTGTAGATATGAATTCCTCTGCTGCATCACTAGCCATCATCCATTTAGCTGCATATTCTCCTAACCATACAACAGCAAGTCCAATTCCTGTTGAAAGAAGTGCTGTTCTAAACGCTTTCAAAGAATATGTCAATATTCTAACCATTGTACTAGCTCTTTGAGCCCCTGTTGACATTGTAACAAAAGCAGAAGCCATCAATGAAGTCCATAATTTAGCAACTTTCGCCCCTACAACATAACCAACTAGCATTTTAATTACAAACTTTATTTTATCTCCAATTTCTTGTAGTTTCTTTGGGTTTTTAGCTAACTCATTTAACCATTTAGCTAGATTTTTCAAAGTTTCTTTCAAAGCTCCTCCAAAATTCTTAACTATAGATATAGATAATCCTTGAAAAGCTGATTTCACTTTCAATATACTTCCTTGTAAAGTATCTCCCACAGTGTCAGCCATTCTTTGCCCAGCTCCATCAGCCTTCTCTAATTCTTCTACTAAATCTTGTATATCATCAGCTCCCTCTAACATTGTACCAAAAGCAGCTACTTGTCTAACATCCATAAATGTTAGTACATCTGCCAAATCAGTACCCTCATCTTGCATATCTTTAAATACTTTTAGCATACCATCTAAACTACTTATAGTATGACCCACCTTTCTAGTTAATTCAGATGTAGGGTCTTGCATTTTAAGGAATATATTTCTTAAAGATGTACCAGCAATAGAAGCTTCAATACCTGTATCAGATAATTTAGCCATAATAGCTGTTGTTTCTTCAATAGAAAATCCAGCCATTGCAGCAATTGGAGCAACTTTAGTCATGGATGTTTGCCATTTTTCAATATCTAAAGCAGAACTTGTAAATGCTACAGCCATAACATCTACCACTCTACCAGCTTCACTAGCGTCTAACTGAAAACCTCTAATAGCATTACCAGCAACAGTAGCCGCTCTTGCTAAATCACTACCTGTAGCTATAGATAGATTAATAGTAGCTTGTGTAGCCTCTAATATTTCATCAGTTGTAAATCCTAATTTAGATAAATTTAATTGTAAGTTAGCTACTTCAGAAGCTGTAAAGAATGTTGAACGACCTAAATCTTCAGCTGCCTTAGTTAGTTTTTCAAATTCTTCAGGAGTAGCTCCACTCACGGCTTTTACTTTAGCCATTACAAATTCAAACTCAGTAAATGTTCCAATCATTGTAGTTAAAGCTGAGCTAACTCTCCTAAAGGCAGTTATTAATATAGAGAAAGCAGCAGCTCCCTTTACAACCCCCATAAACATTGAGTTCTGTAAGCTAGTTCCTTTTTTAGTAGCGTTATTAGCGTCTAACATAGCTTTCTTTGTTTCTCTTAAAGCTTTTGATTGACCTTTAATAGCGTTTTCGTTCTTTTTATATTGTTGTTCGGCATGCTTACCAGCGTTAGCTCCATCTTTCATATCTTTCTTGATGTCTCTTTGCTGTTTTCTTAATTTCTTAAGACTAGCCTCAAGTTCTTTGATTTTACCTACACCCTCAACCTTTACATTTATTACCTTATTTATTTTTCCTGCCATATTTTTTTATTTATTATCCTGCGAATATATCTATTACACTACCACCTTCTTCTAAGTATTTGAAATACTCATCTATTTCTTTTGGTAAAGCTGTATCTATATTATTATACACTCCTAATTCTGTTGCCATTATATCTGCTTTCTCTACAAAGTTTGACCTTCCTGAGTTCATTCCAAATTCAGTAGGGTAAGATTGAGCTAATTTATTAGATATATTATAAGCTGCTCTTCTCATTTCTTGTCCAGAAAGATGAGAGAAAACACTACCTTTTTGTCTCATCCAACTAAGTATTACATTCTGACTAACATAAACTCCATTTGTATTAGTTACCCCATAATCATTTAACCTCTCCCAATAATCAACTAAACTTTTAACGCTTAATTCTACTAAATCAGTAGAAACATTTACTTGAGATTTGAAGCTCCTATCTAAATTACCAGAAGCTCTGTGTCCTTGCTCATTTAATATAGACCTCATAAAACCTATAAGTTCTTTACCTATTTTCTCTAATTCTATTTTTAAGTGTTGAAATTCTGCCATTACTCTCTATTTCTTTTTAATGGTTGTCCATCATAAACATCTTCTGCTGTTGTTGACCTTACAACTTTCTGTAAATTACCATACGAATCCGTACAAACAACAGGTAAAAACACATCTTCTTTTGATATCGGCTCAACTATCTGAGTCATATATACTTGACCACCTCTTTCTGTAAGAACTCCATCTCTATTGACATGCAATACATTTTTAGATGGAGACGTAGAATCTACTCCACTTAATGTTGGTTTACTTGATTTTATTGTTCCTGCCATATTTTATAATTTTATATCCATTGTATAAACTCAACTTTTGTTGTTGTATTTTTCAGGGGAGCATAATCAATAATTTTATTTATTCTCCAATAAGTACCATTTATATACGCTAATTTACTCAAATCTAAAGTAGCTATGTCAGATGAGTTTAAGTTTAGAAACATAACTCTAATTCTTGGATTCGCTTTTAATTGGTCTATCATCTTTTTCCAATAGACACTATATAACCCCTCAACTGTA